CGGATTTCCGCGAAGAATCTTTGAGCGCAAAACTTGCCACGGCAAAGCGTAACCCTGTGGGGATCCTGGCAATCCTAAACCGCCATTACGGATGGAACCTTCCGGGAGTATCGAGAGAGCAGCAGAACCACAAGCAAGCGTTAACTGCTTCGGATTTGCCACAGTTAGGCGTTGCAAATGGACAAAATACATCAATGTTGACCGATTCCGGAGCGTATGACGATAACAACGTAGATGCGAATGATTAGCAACAAGTGAGGAAACGTGCGGAAATATGGGATAGTTAAGGACGTGTCAATAAAGACTGCGCGAAGCGCGAATTTTGCGCATAGTTGAAAAGACGCATAGCACAACGGGGGAGGGGGTCTGACAGGATCAGAGAACAGCCCCTACTTAGTCCCTCAAATTTCCTAAAAAATAAAAAGACCTTTATCCAGAAAGGAGACCTAGATGTCAGATAATGTAAATCACCCAAGTCATTATGAGACAGGAAAATATGAGTGCATAGATGTGATGATTGAGACGCAGGGGATTGAAGCTGTGAAGAACTTCTGCATCTGCAATGCTTTTAAATATCTTTACCGGCATGAGAATAAAAATGGTGTAGAGGATGTTCGGAAAGCTAAGTGGTACCTGGACAAGTATTTGGAACTGGTTGAATCAGACAAAGAAAAGCTAAAGAAATCTTTTGAAAACTTGGAAAGAAGCATTGAGAATATTCAAAAAAATTGGAAAATACCGCCAAATATTGAAATTGCTATACCGCTTTGCAAACATGAATCTGAAACAGACAATGATGAAAAAGTTTCTGTGGAAGAGGATTTAAGTAAAGTTGCAACAATTCCTAAGTTAGATACAGGATCAAGGGCACATAAACCACAAACTGCTAAGAATTTTGCAACTTCTGTATGAATTTACAATGATCGAGGTCACTTATGCAGATCTACGGAAAAGATATTAAAGACGAATGTTCAAAATGCGGTGAAGTGCTGCAATGCGAATTATTTCTGCAAGGTCACGGAATTAAGAGAGACCGTGAGAACGTTACGGAAATGGTTAGCTGTCAGATGAAGCACCAAAAGAGCAGGCTTGATAAAGAGCCTAAAGAAGATTTACCAGTTAAGGAGAAATGTGAATTGCCACCGGAGATTAAAGAAATCTACACAGAGGTTTGGAAAATCCATAAAGAGTGTTCTAATCCGAAAACGGATGAAGACTGGGAATATCTTATCCGGCAAGGCAATCTGCTGATTAAAATGCATAACAATAGCCAGTTTGCTAAAGCACTGGTAATGGCAATGATCGATGAAATTGAAGGAAGGACGAAGAAAAAATGCTTGGATTCATGATTTTAAAAACAATGACAACGTTGGTATTGACAGTTTTAGCAATATCTGCTTTATGGTATGCTCCAAAACAGAAAACAGCATCAGACGGAGTTATTTTATTTGCGTTCGCAATGTTCCTTGCATTTGGAATAACTTTTATGTGGGTATAGCCTATGTGGTTACCGGAGATTATGCGAATTATCCCATATCACATTGTTGAATGGGTTAAATTCATAAAGCCATTGTTATTACCGAATATCCAGTGTTGTGTTGGCATCGGATATGTGGCAGAGAAATCAAGGCATCAAGAGTGTATGTAGCCTGTGTGTGGGAAACGAAAAATGGAATAATGCGTTCGACAACACCAAGTTTTTCAAAGTACTGTACACAGGCGAGAAAATTTTTTAGATAAAGCAATATAGGGTGTTTCACGAAAATAATCCGGGAGCAGATGGTCTTTCTCCCGGAGTTTAGGGCTATCGCCAAGCGGTAAGGCACAGCACTTTGACTGCTGCATCCCCAGGTCCGAATCCTGGTAGTCCTGTTTCGCAGATGTTTTCTTCTTTCGGTCTTTGCCATCTGCGAATATTCCATCTACATGGAAGACTCCTTTCACCTCATAGCGGAATGCTGTTAAGAGCCGTCGCAAGGCTCGTGAGGGTTTTCCACGTAACCGCTTGAAGCCTTGCAACTATATAGCGGAGAAAACTTTATCTGCGGTGATAAGACGATACCGTGATTGAAATAGTCGGTAGGTAGCAGATAGATATGCCAGAAGTTTATCTGTGGTTATACGGCACAGGTTTTGGGGAAATATGCATAGTGGCGATTGCAGCGGTCTGTAAAACCGTGACATTAGAAACACCGAAGGTTCGACTCCTTCTTTCCCCACGATGTCGGATCGCAACCGACTAGCAGGTAACTGGCGGATGCCCTGCAAAAATAAAAATAGCCATAAGTGTTGCGCTGTGTCAGCGCCTTAAATGTAGGCATACAGCTTATGGAAACGCACATGATCGGTTAGTCAAGTGGTAAGACACCACCCTTTCACGGTGGTAACGCGAGTTCGAATCTCGTACCGATCACTGGGATGTAGCGCAAATGGAAAGAGCAGTGTCCTTCTAAGGCATAGGCTGTGGGTTCAAGTCCCATCATCCCAACTATTCGGTCAAATTATGCTGTCTGTTAACAGGTGGTCTATGTTTTGGCTGAAACAGTGATGCAATATGCTCTGCGATTGTATAATGCGGAGTAACCCCGGGAATATTGCATCTCAACCATGCATAGCTCCAGTGGAAGAGCGGCATCCGCATAGGATGTGTGTCGGCGGTTCGATTCCGTCTGCATGGGTTACGGAGGATATGAGGATGTTTAGAGACTGCTCTGCTTGCAAATACTGTTCTGTCGATTATTCTTTTGACGAAGAAACAGGGGAAGAATATCCCATTTATGAGTGTACAAAAGGTAATGATACAGATTTAGATTTTGAATGCAAAGATTTTAAGAAATATAAACCGAAAAAGTACGTTGAAAAAGATACTGAATGTGATTGTTGCCAAAACGCTCATTTTTGTTCAAGGTTATCGGGTACTGCTTTTGACTGTACAAATATGTTTGATAAACATAGTCACGTTTTATATAGTCGTGACTACTGTTATAAGATAGACGGTTCAAAATGGAACGAGATATTAAAGCTGCGAGAATCAGGACTGAAAGATTCTGAAATTATAGAAAAAATCAGCAATGAGAAATTAGCGGAAATGGTTCGATACGTAAAAGAAAATGGGATTGAGTTACCGGAATCCATAAAGGAGCAGTGCCGCAAGGCAGGATACGAGGTGTGAGCAGAAAGTTGGTGGAAGAATGAAGCCATTAGAAGAAATATTTTTCAGAGCTTGCGTGAATGAGCAGAAAAGAAAATTACATTCTAGCGATCGGGAATTGAGCATAAGAACTATTGGTAATATTTTTGAAAGGCTTGGATTTTCGTACAAGCAGTTAATGTATTATGTCAGAAAGTGGTGTGACAGGGGTTTTTATGATTATGGAGTAACACTTGACTTAGGATGGTTTGAATTTAATAAGTTGACCGGAGAATATAAGCAGATTTATGATTCTATGACAAGTACGGACGGATGGAAAGATGGAGAACTTGCAAGTTATATTGTCAGTAATTCGTTTAATCAAGAACGGATAACAAATTTTGCATTGAGAAAGCATCTTGGAATTGGAAATGATGAGGACTTCTTCAATCCATACAGATATGGGGCAACTAATGAAACATATCAAAGAATGGAACACTTGCGATAGGTTCGGAGTAGAAATAAAGAATACACTTATTAGAAAAGGAAAAGCGAAAATTAAGTCAAAAATACAAAAAGGTTACCATCTTGATAGTTTGCTTGACAATTTTGGAATTATTTTGTACACAGAAGAAGCAGAAATTGACTTATGCCCTAAATGCCGGAAAGAGTTTGAGGAGTGGATGAAGAATGAATAACATTGATAATCCTTTATCCGGGTATCAATCGCCACCTAAAGAAGCATTGATAAATTTTGGTATAGATGTTTCAAAAGAAGCGGTAGATAAGTACGCTTTGGAAAATTTTGGAAGGATACCGCAAAGTTTTATTGAAAGAGATTTTGCAAGGAACTGTAAAGTGATGGAAGAAAGCAGAAGGATTGTGAAATAAAATGAAAGACACGATATTATACATCAGTGATAGAGAAGAAAGAGTAGTAGATTTCTTAAAATATCTTCAAAAGAAACTGGAAGATAATAAAAAGTGGTGCGATTTAGATTATCAGCACGATATTTTAAAAACTGAAAATTATGATATTGTTGGAAAATCATTTTATGGAAGTCGTTTAGGTGTTGGATATGGGAATTGTTTATATTACTGCATCGATGAAACAATTGATAAAAACAGAATGACGGATAAAGATAATCAACAACTAATGGAAATACTGTTTCATGTTAGAGAAGGAGCAAAAGAAGTATCCGAACAGGAAATATTATATATGCTTGATATGAAAGTAGGTGGATGAAAAAATGAGTATGACGGCAGTAATTGAGAGCATAGAACGTGATGCGTTTCGACAGGTCACACCTAAAAACATCGGTAATATTGAAAATATAAAAATTGAATGTACAACACTTGGAGAAGACCCGATTGTCGTGGCATATACAAAGGAAGACGAGGAAGCTTTGAAAAAATGTTTTTATGTAAAACTGTCCGAACATCGTTGTAGCAAATGCAAACGTCTTTTAGGAAAATTCAACGGACAGGCTGAGATTAAATGCCCGAAATGTGGGGAAATCAATAGAATCGGTGTAAATTTACCAAAGGATAAGGTTTTTGATTTTTTAGAAACAGAAAAGCGAATTTCACAGGAAAGGATAAACGAATACGCAGAATGTTTTGATGGTGTTCCTGTTAATGACCATACAAGAAAGGAACTACTAAAAAGTCATATAAGATTTTGTGACAGAATATTAAAACTTTTGAATTAAATATTTCAGAGCACCAGCCGTAGAGTGCCTACGCAGAGAGCCAAATTTCCAAAATTTTAGGAAAGGAGGCTCTTTTATATTGGCAAGTCAGAGCCTTATATCGGCAGTAAACAGCTATGACAATTACATACAGCGCAAGGGAATTGATGAACAGGTCATTGATGCGTACATAGAAGCCTGCAGAGTGGCTATAAATGGCGAAAAGGATATAACTTATGGCTTACAGATAACAAACCGTTCTAAAGGCATTGTAGAGCGTTTCTGCATGGAAAGAACCGGAGGAACCATATGGGATTTAGAAAAGTATTCCTTCGCAAACAAGACACATTATTCTCTGACAGATAAATTGTACGATGTTCTTTTACTAGAAGCACAAAATAAAGTTGTGGACAGTGCATACCGCTATTTGGAAAAGAAAAGAGAACCTAGAGAGCGGTTCTATATGCCACGCAGAAAGCAATTCCTTAAAATCGGTCTCATGGATGCCATTCAAGGCATGATTGATGATATATATGACATCCTCTGCGTGTCACTTATCCCTGGTGCTGGAAAAACCACGGTCGAGAAAATGCTAAATGCGTTGGTAGCAGGATGGTTTCCGAGAGATTTCAACCTTTTTTACTCCCACAGTGGAGATATTACACGTATGTACTATGACGGTGTGTACGATATTTGTACAAATTCTGACGAGTACACTTGGAATGAAATTTTCCCAAATCTTTCTGTTACCAGTACTAACGCAAAAATGGAGCAGTTTAACATCGGCAAATATAAACCATTTCCATCCGTTCAGTGTACATCCGTAGGAAGTAAAAATGCTGGTAAAGTACGTGCATCAAAGTTTTTGTTCGTAGATGACATGATCGGTGGCATCGAAGAAGCTATGAATCCTATAATTTTGGATAAATTGTGGGACAAGTATGCGGTAGATGCAAGACAAAGAAAGACACAAGATACTGGCGGAAAGAATTGCAAAGAGATCCATATTGCTACCAGGTGGAGCGTAAATGATGTAATCGGTCGGATCCAAAATATGTATGAAGGGAATCCGAGAGTAAAAGTAATTGCGGTTCCGGATATTGACCCAAAAACAGGATTAAGCAATTTTGACTACGAATTTTCCGGATTTACGGTTGCTTTTTTTGAAGATCAACAATTACTCATGGATGAAATCTCTTATAGGTGTCTTTACAAGCAGGAGCCTATTGAACGTGAGGGATTGTTATTCCCGGAAGAAAAAATCAGACGTTATCTTAATCTGCCACATGGGGAACCGGAAATTATTACCGGGCAATGCGATACCAAGGGAAAAGGAACCGACTTTTTTGTTCTTCCGGTATTGCAAAAGTACGGAGAAGATTATTACTGCGTGGATGCTGTTTGCGACAATACTGCGGATTATGAGATGCAGTATGAAAATGCTGCAAATGTACTTGTTAATAATAAAGTGCAAGAGTGCGAATTTGAGCGTAATGCCGGCGGTGACCGTGTGGCAATGGAAGTAAATAAGCGTGTAGAGAGTAAAGGATGGATATGCAACATCACAGACACACCGACAGAGACAAACAAAGAAGCAAGAATTTTTCAGTGCTCTAACTGGATTTTGCAACACGTAATATTCAAGGATTCATCATTGTATAAGCCTAACGAACCATACGGTGTAATGATGTCGTTACTGAAAAGGTATTCTGTTTCAGGAAAAAAACAGTTAGATGATGTACCGGATGTATTTTCAAACTTTGCATTGCGAATTACAAACGGAAACAGGGTAGCAAAAGTAGAAGCAATTCAAAACCCATTCTCTTTCGGACGGAGGTATTGATTATGGTGACTAAAGAGGTTTTATCTCAATACATAGATTTACAGGAAGAAATCAAAGAAGTACAGCAGAAGATTAAAAAACTTGAATCGGATATCAGAAAAATTGAATCGGATGGGAATGTTGTTGACAGCGTATCAGGTGGATGCGGCGGCACTGAACATTTTCGTATTGAAGGATTCCCTTATCCGGAGTACAGCAGAAAACGGACACTGCTTTATTCCAGAAAGGCTACTTTACAGCTTTTAGAGGACGATTTACTGCAAAAAAATAATGAAGTCGAAGAATTTATTGCAAGCGTTCAGGACAGTCGTATAAGACGGATCATAAATTTACGATTTATTGAAAAATTATCATGGAACAAGGTCGCTGACAGAATCGGTGGTGGAAACACAGAGGATAGCGTAAGAAAAGCATTCGATCGTTACATGGCAAATTAAACTTGTCCGATATGTCCGATTTTTCCGTGATACTATTAAGATGCAGAAAGATTCCAAGATATTTTTCATTTCCTCCTCAGATTATGTGAAGACTCCAGAAGTACCGCTCTTATCAGCAAGGGCGGTATTTTTGTGCGCAGAAAAGAGGTATTTATGATTTTTAATCAAAAAATTAGAGTGTACTGTCCGGGATGCGGACGGTTGGTCGGTGAATGCAGTTCAAAATCACACATCGACAAGACATATAAATGCCGGAATTGCAATAAGATGGTTGTTTACCATACGGAAACCGGAGAACGTGAGATCAAGAAACTTCCAAAAAGAGACCAAAGCAGCGGAATGACATTTATGTAGGTGAAAATATGAACACTATGAAATTTCAAGACCTTGTAAAGGGTTGTCACGGTAGAAAAATTGCATATACGGATGTGGAGCAGATAACCGAAGACAACATTGTAAAGGTTATCGGTGATTGCATCGGTGTTTTTTATTACAATAAGCCAGTTATCAAGTACTTGTGGGAGTACTACAAAGGAGATCAACCGGTACTATACAGAACAAAGCTGTCAAATGAGGATATCACCAATCGAGTAGTAGAGAACCATTCTTTTGAATGGGTGCAATTCAAGGTCGCTCAGACTTACGGAGAGCCTATTCAGTTTGTCAGCAGAAAAGATGATGAAGCTGTAAATAAGGCAGTAGATGAACTGAATGATTACTTAGCAGATGCAAATAAGCATGAGAAAGACATAAAAGCTGGTGAGTGGCAGTCGGCAACTGGAACATCATTCAAAGCTATTCAGATTGTGAATGGAGATGTGCCTATCCGTGTGGTTGCACCTAATCCTCTGAACACGTTTGTCATTTACAACCGCAGTTCCGAAGAACCGATTTTGGCGGTACAGGAATTAAAAGATGAAAATGGAGAGTGGTACAAACTCTGCTACACGGAATCCTATGAATGTAAGATAAAAAACAGTGCGGTTGTTCCTGATACATGGAAACTTCACGGATTTGGTGGTATTCCGATTGTAGAATTTCCGAACAACCATGAGCGGTTGTCTGATATTGAACTTGTTATAGATCTGTTGGATGCAATCAATAATACGCAGTCAAACAGAATGGACGGCATAGAGCAATTTATCCAGGCGTGGTACAAATTTGTAAACTGTGAGATTGACGAAGAAGAGTTCAAAAAAATGAAGATGAACCATGCATTGGTTGTAAAGTCCATCAATAAAGACAATAAGTCTGATGTGGATGTCATGTCACAGGAACTTGACCAAACGCAGACACAGGTATCCAAAGATGATTTAACAGACAGCGCACTTTCAATTTTGGGAATACCGAACAAGCAAGGAAACACTGGCGGTGATACGCAGGGTGCGGTTGAGCTGAGAAACGGATGGGATTTTTCAAAATCAAGAGCAAGGCTTAAGGATCCGGTTGTTAAGACAGCAGAGAAGAGACTGGCCAAGGTTGCGCTGAATGTTATCCGCATTAAGAAAGAGGATCTGAAAATCACTCTTAGAGATTTTGATGTGCAGATTAACCACAGTCCACAAGATAATATGTATACCAAGTCGCAGACATTACTGCAACTTCTGCAGTGTGGTATTCATCCTCTTATTGCAATCAAGACGGTTGGACTTTGGGGAGATTGCGAAAAGACTTTCAACCTTTCCAAACCTTACCTTGATGCTCTGTGGAAAACTGCTGACATTATCAATATAGAAGAGCAGATGGCGAAAGCACAGGAAATAGTAAAACAAATGCAAAATAAGACAGTTGCCTAGAAATAGGTAGCTGTTTTTATTTTATAAAAATTCGCAATGCCGTGAGCGTATAAACCGGCAATGTCAACCGGTGTCGTTGCACCGTATAAAAATTCGTAGGACATAACGGAGGTAATTTATGAAGAGAGAAGAACTGACAGCTATGGGTTTGACTGATGAACAGATTGAAAAAATCATTGCTGAGAATAGCAAGGATGTTCAGGCAGCAAACGCAAAAGCAAACAAAAACAGTGAAGAGTTGACAAGACTGCGTGATTTGGAAAAGGAATACACAGCCATGAAAGATAAGGATTTATCCGATTCGGAAAGACTGCAAAAAGACCTTGATTCTGCAAATGCAAAAATCGCAGAACTTGAAAAGACACAGGCTATTGCAAATCAGAGAAGCAATGCAGCATCCAAGTTTAACATTTCTGCTGAACAGGCATCACAGGTTATCAAGGATGACGGCAGTTTTGACTACGAAGTACTCGGAAAAATTATCTCTGATAAAGAGACTGCTGCGGCACAGGCTAAAGAGCAGGAAATCGCAAAAGGAACCACAAATCCTGGCGGTGGTAGTGCTGGCGGTGGTGATGGAACTGAAAGTAAAGGTGCTGAAATGGCAAAGAAATATAATCAGCGCTATGTAATCGAACAGTAAGCAAGGAGGTATAAACGTTATGGCTTACATGAAAACCACTACTTACACTTCTGGTGTAAACATTTTAGCAAGTGAAGTCGGACTTGTGTTAAAAACTTTTGAGGGAACACAAGCAATGGCAACACAGGTAGATGATAAGAAGATCATCAAGGCAGGAACTGTGGTTCCAACAAATAACGCTTCTGCGAAGGGAATTGTGTTTGAGGATGTTGATATTACAGATGACGAAAAGAAGCCTATTTCTGTAATTATTGCAGGCCGTGTTATTAAGGCAAATTTGCCTGTTGCAGTAGATACCAATGCCGAAACCGCACTTAAAGCAAGCGGCATTTACTTTGATTAAATTACGGAGGTAAGAACAGTATGCCTAGTGTATTAACAATGATTACAGACAAGGATAGATTGGATTTTTCCCAAAACTATTCTATCGCAAGAAATTATGTAGGTGACCGTCTTTTCCCTGATATCAAGACCGAGAACCTTGAAGCAGAGTACGAAAGACTTTCCGAGGGAATGGATCTTCCTACCGCAGCAATGGTACACGCATTTGATACCGAGGCTGCTATTGGTGTAAGACCTGGATTCGAAAAAGTAAGCGTAGAAAAGCTGCTGATTAAGGAAAAAATCAACCAGTCTGAAAGATTACGCCAGTTGCTGAATCATGGTGTAAGAGAAAGCAACCTGATTGACTATGTATATGACGATATGGGTCGGCTGTCTGATTCTGTAAAGACAAGAACTGAAATCGCAAAAATGGAGGTTATGTCTACTGGTAAGATGACCATTAACGAAAATGGTCTCAATTTTGCTATTGACTTCAAAGTAAATAAGTTCAAGACACTGAAAGGCTGGGAAGATCCTACCCATGATATCCTTGGAGATATTGCAGACATGGTTCAGATGGCTCTTGACAAAGGATATGTTGTCAATACCGCACTGACTTCTACCAAAATTCGCTCTTATATGCTTAAGAATGAAGGAATAATGAAAGCTATTAAGGGAGTTAATTTCGTTGGAATGGCAATTACTCAGGCAGAAGTGGAAAATCTGTTGTTTAGCCTGCATAGTCTGAACATGGTAATTGATGATGATATGTACGGAATTGCCAACAAGGAAAATACAACGAGAACTCCAAAGAGATTTTTACCGGATAATGTATTTACTCTTTATGTATCTACTGGAAACGGAAAGATTGGTACTGGACTTTGGGGCGTAACTCCGGAAGAAGAAAAAGCAAGTGCATTTACAAGCCTGTCCAAAAAGCAATTCATTACTATTTCCCAGTGGGCAACTCCTGATCCGGTTGCTGAGTGGACTAAGGCTAGTGGCGTGTTTATTCCTGTAATTCCTAACCCTTATGGAATCGTAATCGGTACTTTAACCGAAGGAGAAAGCGGTTTGGATACATTGGTAGTGAACAGCACTGCAAGCCAAACAACTAATGGATACACGAAAGTAAGCGTTTCCCCTGCAAAAAGCGGCGACAATTCTTACAAATACAAGGTAGCAGATGATTGTAAATTACCTTCTTATCTTGGAAATGTAAAGACGTATGCTACTTGGGATGGCACTTCTGAAATTGAAGCAACAACCGGCAAGGAAATTATGATTATCGAGTGTGATCCTAATTACAGAGCAGTAAAGGCAGGCATTACTACGGTAACTGCAAAGGATGAATAAGAGGTAACACATGGCAGAATATACGACTTTGGAGCAAGTAAAAATTCGTTTGAAACAATTTCATATTGATTCTGAAAGCTCCGAGGTCGTGTTTGACCATTTGGAAGAAAATCCTTTCTTGGAACAACTTATGCGTCAAGCAGAAGCCGACATCAGAGCAAAGAGAATGTACCCGGAAAGTTACACAGAAGAGAAGATTGCTGCGGATATGAAAAAATTTCAGTCCGTGGTGGTTAATCTTGTAGTGTATGACAGATCGCAAGCCGGTGAAAACTTCATGGCAAGTTATTCAGAGAATGGAGTGTCGAGAACATGGAGAGACCGTGAGGATCTGTTTGTTGGCGTATTTCCATTTGCAAAGGTATTGTAATTAAAAGAAGATTGTGCGTGACCATGTTACTGATTCCAGTAATAAAGTTGCAGGCGGCACACTTTAAGGGTGGTGGGCGGTGTGCCAACAAACAAGGAAGGCGGTATATGATGTGACTATAGAGTTATCTACAGCAATCATTATAAGCGTGTTATCACTCGGTTTTTCCGTCTACATTGGTCTGAAAAACAGCAAAAGAACAGACACAAAGGATATTGAGGAACGTGTGAAAGAAAACACACGCATCAACATGAAACTGGACACCATCCTTGATACTATCAATGAAATGAAAAGCGAGCGTTCAGAGATGAAGAAAGAGCTTGCAGAGCATGAACAGAAGCTGACAAAGGTTGAAGCCAGTACGGCATCTGCACATCATAGACTTGATGGAATTGAGGAAAGACTTAACATTAAAGAGAACGGAGGTAAGGAATGATGGATTTTTCACAGGTAGGAACTTGTGTTGCAATCGTGGTTATTTGCTATCTTTCCGGTATTGGAGCGAAGCTGATTCCGGTTATTAAGGATAACTACATCCCGGTTGTTGTCGGCATTGTTGGTGGCATTCTCGGAGTAGTAGGAATGTATGTTATTCCGGATTTCCCGGCAAATGATGTGCTGAATGCTATTGCGGTCGGCATTGTTTCCGGTTTGGCAAGCACTGGTGTAAATCAGATTTACAAGCAGGTGAAGAAAGATGCTTGACATTAACAAGCAGGACATGAAGTACTCACGTCAGGGAGAAAAAGTCACGATTTATAACCGTGACAAAAACGGTAACATTATTTATGATGAAGTGGCAGGTGAAAAAATTCCGTCAATCAAAGGAACGATTACGGAATTTTTAGAACCCGTCCTTTTTTCTGCCAACATCAGTAATAAGCTGTCGGAAGTACTGGTAAAAGAATTTGGTATTGATGATTCCAGTTCGTATTGTCAGATTGTGACCGATAAAGGCTATTTGCCGATTAAGGCAGGGGATGTTATCTGGAAGAAGTCAGAAGTAGGTCGTGACGATGACGGGTTTGTGGATAACAAGACTGCGGACTATGTTGTTAAAGGCGTTGCAGACGAGGGACTGACAGCAGATTTGTTCTTGTTACAGAAAACGGTGAAGTGATATGGGAAAGACAATCAATATTAACCTGTTTGACCCAAAGTCCATACAAGCGGCTGTAAAGGCTCTTAGAGACTATGAAAATAGTTTAGAGTATAAATGTAGGCTACTGGCTGAGACACTGGCAGAAAAGGGTGTAGATATTGCTAGAGTGCAGATTGCTGACCTTGATGCTATCTTTACATCGGAACTTTTGCAAAGCATCCATTCGGAATATGTTGGATCCGTAAAAGGTGGCGGCGTTTGGGCGGTGGTTGCAGGTACAGACCATGCGGCTTTCGTGGAGTTTGGTACTGGTGTTGTCGGAAAGCAGTCACCATATCCATATCAACTACCGGAAGGTGTTGACTGGCAGTATGCAAGCGGAAAAACCATAAGGCAACTTGCGGATGGAAGATATGGATGGTTTTATCCTGCGGATGACGGTAAATGGTATTTTACAGAAGGTATGCCGTCAAGACCATTTATGTACCTGACTGCAATAGAACTTCGTGATATTGTATCACAGACAGCAAAGGTGGTGTTTGGTAGTGGATAATGAATATCAGTGGGTATCAGATTTCAAAGTCAAGATTGCATCGTACTTAAAAATGAAGATACCACAGAGCCATCCTAAAGCTTATGTGACGGACAAAAGTAAGGATTTGTCAGACCCTACATTCCCTACGGTGTACTTTCATGCTATGCCGTTTACAGAGACTGGACAAGACCTTGAAGCACGTTCGGTTAATGGAATCACAGCATCATACCAAGTGGATGTGATAACCAACAAAAGTCAAGAAGAAGCTGAAGCTATCATGTCTACGGTTGCCGGACTTTTCAAGCGTTTGCGATTTCAAATAACTTCCATGCCGGAGTTCAATAATACTTCGCAGGACACATACAGAAGCACTGCACGGTTCAGAAGAACAGTAGGTGCTGATGATACATTGTAACTATTAGAGCCATATGGCTCTATTTTTTTATGCAAATTTAAGGAGGTATAAATTATGGCAGCAGCCGGAATTTCTACTTTAGGTATTACTTTCGGATATGGTACAGAGACAACCGCCGGAACAAAACCTACAAGTTTTAAGCAACTTACAAGAATTAATGCCATTGGCGGGATCAACATTGAACCGGAACAGATTGATGCTTCTGCGTTAGAAGATGCAATCACCAGATATGTAAAAGGTCGTGCAGATACTGGCGGTTCTTTTGCAGTCACAGTCAACTTTACATCAGAGACTGTTGCTGAATGGACTGCACTTATCACAGCCTATAAAGCTCTTACTGGTGGAAATAGAATGTGGTTTGAAACCGTTATTCCCGGAGAAGATAAATCTTTCTTCGTTGTTGCACAGCCGCCCGAGCAGATTCCACAACCCGAAATCGGACAGAACGAACTTCTGACGATCGAAATGAATCTTACCATTGAGGAATACAAAGGTTTGGATTCTACTGTTGCACTGACAACGGGGGAATAGCAAGTCAGTCAGAAACAAATAACACTGCCGTGGCTGACTTTGATGAAGCGGTAGATGAAACATTAATTTAGCAAAAAGAGAGCCGTCTTCGGGCGGCTCCTTTCCAACAAAATGTTGGGGAAAGGATATGTTTTTATGAAGAAGATTTTAGTTAATGATGTTGAATATACTTTAGAGTTTGGATTCGGTGCTGTGGAGTGCAAGGATTTGATTCAAAAGATGTTTCTTATGCTTTCCGGTGGCTATGTAGCTAAAAAAGCAAAAAATGTACAGAATCCCACACCAGAAGAAATTGTAGATGGTAGCGGATATATGCTTGCAGAATTTCCTCATGTATGCAAAACGGCTTTTTATGCTGGCCTTATCGAAACCCATGAAGATATTACACCGGATGAATCCAATGCTTTAATGAAAAAATACATGAAAGCAAATGGTCTGTCTTTTGTGAAACTGTATGGAGAACTGACAGACTGTATGAAAGAAGACGGTTTTTTCGAACTGTCGGGTCTGACGGAAATGATGACGCAGACCAAGGAAGAGATGGAGAAAGAGGACAGCAAGGTAACGAAGATGCCACAGGATCACAAGAAGAAATCGACTGGCACAAAATAATATGGGAAGAATATTTTCCATTTGCTTTTTCCATGGGAATTTCGATAGAAGAGTTCAAACATCTGAATCCTAAAAAATTAGAGTGGTGTTACAAAGGATATAAACTCAAAAAAGAGGAAGAAGATAGGAACTCATGGCAACGGTGGGGAGATTATGGAATATCTGCATTAATCTTTGCAATAGACCATTGCCTAAACGGTCGAAAAGCACAATCGAAGTATATTGACAAGCCTATTATAGAACGTGCGGACATTGCTAATAATGAAAAAGAAATTCAGAAGCAAAGGAAAGCGTTCCTCGCAGGACTTATGGCAATGCAAGCTAATTTTGAATTATCACATCCAAAAAAGGAGAAACAAACATGAGTTTAACAGGAATTGATGTGTCCTCATACCAGGGGACGATTAACTGGTGGGCGGTAAAACAGAACGGTATTGATTTTGCTATTCTGAAAGTCATCCGTAAGGATTTGAACCCGGACAAGAAGTTTGAAGAGAACTGTAAAAATTGTGAAGCATACGGAATGAAAGTGCAAGGCGTGTATAACTACAGCTATGCTACCACTGTGGCAAAAGCACGTTCTGATGCTAAGAGAGTTCTTGCAATTCTTGGAAACCGTAAGCCTATGGTTTGGATGGATGTTGAAGATGCCGTGATGAAGAATCTCGGTAAGAATCTGATTTCCATTATCAATGCTTACGGCAAGGTAATCACCGATGCAGGATTACAGTTCGGTGTATACACTGGGGAAAGTTTTTACAAGACATACATTAAGCCTTATGGCGGTGTGAGTTATCCCATGTGGATCGCACGGTACGGCAAGAATAACGGCAAGTGTGATGTGAAGTATCAACCGCAAGTACCGAACATGGTAGGCTGGCAGTACACTTCTAAAGGTCGTGTAGGCGGCATTGTAGGCAATGTAGACATGAATGTATGGTACAAGGAATTAGATGCCGTATATGAGGATTCTACAAGCCATAGCAACCCTTATACAGAGCCGGAAAGACTTCTTTATTACAAGCGGATGGTAATGATGAAGGGAAATGATGTCAAGTGGGCGCAGTACGAACTTGTAAGGAAAGGCTTTATGCCGTCTGTAAATGCGAAAGGTAAGACGAACATTGACGGATATTTTGGAAAAACCACTTCTGATGCAGTAAAAGCATTCCAAAAGAGTGTTGGAATCACTGTAGATGGAAAAGTTGGTGCGGTTACAAGGGCATATCTCAAAAAGTAATTTTAGGAGCGGTAGGTGTCACAGCTTACCGCTCTTTTTCTTGGAAGTGGCAGACACTTCCTTTTTTATTTCGGTAAAGGCGGTGCAGTATGGCAGATATTGATAATCTTCAAATAAAAATCAGTGCGGATGCGAACAAAGCAACTAATGCGCTGAATAAACTTGCATCAAGTCTTACGAATTTTCAGAGAAGCTTGTCTATTGATACATCCAAACTGACAAGCATTTCTAATAGCATACAGAGTATCGCAAATGCCGCCAGTTCCATGAATACGAGCGGTATTAAGAATATCTCCACATTGACAAATTCCATTAACAGAATGGGGAAAATAGATACAAGCGGATTAAGCAGAATTTCATCTGCACTGAAGACTTTTTCTGCTGACATGGCAGGAACAAGAGTAGATGGAGTAGGGGATATTGCGAGCATAGCATCTTCGATTTCAAGACTCGGAGGCGTTGCATCCGGCAGAGCAATCACGAACATTCCTTTACTGGCAAAGAATTTGAAGCAGTTATTTACAACTCTTTCAACCGCTCCGAATGTCAGTAAGAACATTATCCGCATGACAAATGCACTGGCAGGACTGGCATCTACTGGTGCGGCATCCGGCAGAGCCGCAAACTCTTTAGGTCGTAATCTGAACACCTATACGGTAAGCGCAAGAAGAGCCACGAAAAGCACATTCAGTCTTGCTGCGGCTTTCGGCAGATTCTACGCAACATATTTCCTTGTGATCCGTGGAATTAAAAGCCTGTGGAAGTCCATAGAGGGAACTACGGACTATATCGAAGCATTTAACTACTACACGGTAGCATTTAATAAAGTCGGCAAGGAATGGGGCAAGGATTTTGAAAAATTCGGTTACGACAACGCAGAGGATTATGCGCAGAGCTTCGGAAACCGTGTAAATGAACTGCTGGGTAAAATGTCCGGTCTGAAAGTAGATGTAGACGGTGGATTGATTTCTGAAAGCGGAATGAAAAACCTGGGATTGAATTTACAGGAGATTACGCAGTACGCTTCACAACTTGCATCTATTACCAACTCTTTAGGGCAGACCGGAGAAGTCACTACGGCAATTTCAAAGTCCATGACAATGCTTGCCGGGGACATTTCATCTCTGTTTAACGTGGATTTCAGTACAGTCGCAACAAACTTACAGTCCGGTTTGATCGGTCAGTCAAGAGCACTGTATAAGTATGGTATTGATATCACGAATGCCACATTGCAGACTTATGCTTACAAATACGGCATTGAAAAGGCTGTATCTGAAATGTCACAGGCAGAGAAACAGCAGTTGCGTCTACTGGCAATCTTAGACCAGTCCAAAGTATCATGGGGAGACTTGGCGAATACAATTAATTCTCCAAGTAATATGATCCGTCAGTTTACCAACAACGTAAAAGAAGCCGGAATGGTACTGGGACAGTTGTTTATTCCGGTATTGCAGAAAGTACTTCCTGTTATTAACGGTGTCGTAATTGCGATTAAGAGACTGCTTGTCAGTGTGGCAAGTTTACTCGGAATAAAGATTGACTTTTCTGCATTCGGTCAAGGCGTATCCGGGTACAATGAAGATTTGGAAGATACGGCAGATGCGCTGGATAAAGTTGGAAAAAGCGCAAAAAAGGCTAAAAGTTACACACTTGGTATTGATGAATTAAATATCGGTGACACTAACAGCGGTTCAAGCGGAAGTTCTTCTGCTGGTGGAGCAGGAATTGACCTTACCAAGGAAATCATGGATGCTACTGCTGAATACGAAAAAGTATGGCAGGAAGCGTTTGATAAAATGCAGAATACGGCTATGAGTTGGGCTGACAAAGTAAGCAAGGTGTTTAAGCCAGTAAAAGATATTATAGAAGATCTGGCGTATGCATTTAAGTTTGATTCTGATGCATGGTTTAAAGTTGCCGGAATGGATACTTCCAAACTGGTAACTGGTATTTTTGACTGGTTCACAAGAGCAATAGATTCTGTGGACTGGGAAAAAATTGGAAGACACATAGGTAGTTTCTTGGACGGAATGGATTGGACAGCAATCTTTACATCTGCCGGAAATTTCATTGAAACTGCCATAGATGCGGCAATCGACCTGTGGAAAGGAAGTTTTGATGCTGCACCGATCGAAACCACGATTATCACAGCAATAGGTCTTTTAAAGTTTACTGGTGTTGGAGATATCATATGGGGAAAAATATCGGACAAGTTATCAGCCACGGTACTTGGATCAAGCATAGGAATAGTTCCTACAATTGCAATAGCTGCTGTTACTTGGGAGATTGGATTTAATGTCGGGAAATCATTAGGTGAAGCACTTTTCCCTGATGATAAAGAAATCTATGAAAATTTCTCGTTTTTTGGAGAAGGTGGATTCTTTGATACAATAAAAAACACTGATTTTTCAATACTATTTGACGCTTGGAAACAGATGAACTCTGATGCTGCAGATTTTTTAACAAAAACAATGCCGATAAGACAGTTCTTTGATTTTCTATCACAATTTAAACTAGACATAAATGATACATTTGGTCTAGTATCAGTGTTTGAAAATTTAAAACCTATTGTAGAAAACTGGTTTAATGAATCTGTCAAGCCTTGGTTTTCTGCCGAAAAATGGAATCAATTAGGAACAAATATTAAGACCGCACTTTCTACGAAATGGAATGAATTTACCGCATGGTGGAAAAATATTGGTTTTGCAAACTGGTGGAACAATGTAAAATCATACTTTACTACCGAGAAATGGACATGGAGTGGCATTAAAGACGGATTGTCTAATGCGTGGAACAATGCTATAGCAGCTGTTAAACAAATTTGGAATAGTTTTGCAAACTGGATAAATGATAAACTTAATTTCTCATGGGATCCTATAACGATAGCCGGAATACAACTTGCACCAGGAGGAAGCATTAGTCTTGGTAAAATTCCTACTTTTGAAACTGGTGGTTACGTTCCAAGCCGATACACAATGTTTATGGCAGGAGAGAACGGTGTACCGGAGATTGCCGGGACAGTAGGTGGCAAAACAGCGGTTGCCGGTGGAGTGGAAATAACTGGAATCAAAGATGCCATTAACACCACAGCAGAAGCGCAAATGCGCATGATGCAACAGGAAATTGACCTGCTTAAGCAGTTACTTGCAAAAGAAACATCTGTCAATATCGGTGATAGAGACATAGCAAGGGCAAACTTAAGGGGCCAGAAAGCTATGGGATTACAGATTATTACTTAAGAGTTGGATTTATTCCCACTCTTTTTTCTATGGAGGAAAACACAATGATAGCAAGAGCAAGTGATTTCATCATAGTAAACGGAGTACGCTTTCCGTGCCCGGCTCCAGGAATGGAAATAGTTCGGTCGCAGACGGTTAATTCAGGAAGAAATGTAAATGCTGCAGTTGTCGGTCAAAAAGTCGGAAGAAAATTGTGGAAGATAAATAATCTTCAATGGAATGGTTTAGATGCGGAAACATGGAAAGAAATGCAAGATGCGTTAGAGCCATTTTTTGTGCAAGTTACGTTTACTGGGGATGACAATGTAAGGCATACACACACAATGTATCCAGGAGACACTACCGGTAAGCCGTTGTTTTTGGATGATATTTTTTATAGGAACTATGAAACGTGTAAATTCAATTTAATTGATTGTGGGTGGGAAGAATGATAAAAGCTTCTAACGCTTATAAGTCTGCAATGCAGAAAAAGATAAGAGACAGGGCATACATATCAATTACTCTCGGTGTAATAAATGGTGATGCACAAAATACGGCTCATTTTGATGGTGATTACGCATACTGGGGAAACAAGGTTTTGCCGTTTAGAAATGATGCAGAATATACGGAATATGCTACTTTGGAACAAAATTATATGCGTGTAGACGGTCAAATGTATTTTCTTCCGAGAGAAACGAGCGGATTGTACCAGCTACGCAATGCACCATTAACTACACAAAACATAATGGAAACTGTAAAAGTAGCATTCCCACAAGAGTATTCCATCAAAGGACTTACAATAGATTTTGGGAAATATTATCCGACTAGCTTCAAAATTGTTACAGATGAAAAAGAATTGACTTATACAAATGATAAACACGATTTTTCAACAACGGATGTACTCGGAGACATTACGAACATACAAATAATTCCTATATCTATGGTCGGAGGAAATAAACGTCTTAGAGTAGAAAAAATCGTAATGGGTGTTGGACTGACATATAGAAACAATGATGTATCAACATCATCTTTTGAAGAATTTGTCAACGGGATTTCAGCGGAGATTCCATACAGAAAATTATCTGTAACAATACTGGATAAAAATAATGTATACAATGTAGATGATGATAATTCCTTTATCAACTTCCTTGAAACTGGACAAAAAATGGAGTTGTCATACGGAATGGTCCTGTCAGACGATACAGTGGAATGGCATAAAAAAGCAACAATGCTTTTGACCGACTGGAACTCTAAAAAAAATCAAATGTCTTTCACTGCGAATGATGTTCTTTCAACTTTGGAAGACAACTATACAATAGGAAACAAAATATACGATAGAACAGCATATGCAGAAGCTATTAGCATTTTAAAAGATGCAGGATTCGAGCCTGACGAGTATTTTGTTGACGATTGTTTAAGAGATGTGAGCCTACACAATCCAATGCCGGAAGCATCTCACAAAGAATGTTTGCAGTTGTTGTGCAACGCTTCAAGATGCATTTTGTTTGTGGATTCTGACGGAAAAGTAAATATTAAAGCAAATTTTGCGAATGTTATAGATCCTGCAGATATGCAGGTTACATCAAACGGAACTGCATGGTGGGGAAATGTCACTAATGTATTATATGGAAACAACAATGTATATGCAGAGTTGACAAGAAATTTTATGCGTGTAGATGGTTCACAATTTTTTCTTCCGAGGAATACAGGTACAGCCATCGAACAGACAGGATATGTTACGAGCAATGTTTCTGATGAAAATGGATTGTTTTCGGAGAATCCAGTGATTACATTAAAACTTCCTGCAGCATACACGTATTATGGATTGTATATTTCATTCCAGGGTAATCCTCCAAAAGAGATGAAAGTATCGACATATAATGGAGATACACTTCTTAAGACTTTCAAATATGATGATTTGAAAGAAAAATCATTGTTAAATGATGAATTTGAAAATTTCGACAGTATTCGTTTTGAGATAACAAAAGCATATCCTAAAAACAGAGTCTTGATTGATAAAATCAGTTTTGGAGACTTATCTGATTATGAGTTGAAAAAAGACTCTATGACAGAAAATCCTTATGGATACGCAGAAAGAAAAACAAAAGATGTTTTTGTCAAAATATATACATTTCAAAACGGAGAGGATAATACACCGCAAGTAGTTGAAGATAACGTATATCTAAAGAAATCAATTAACAACTCTGGCGAAATAAGGTATTGTGAAAATCAACTTATTTCAACGGAAGATCATGCAAGGATTGTTGCTGAATGGCTTGGGAATTATTATGCGAATAATATTTCTTATGATGTTCAATACAGAGGGGATCCGGTGCTGGAAGCTGCTGATATTATTTTCATGGAAAGTGATATTGTAAACAGCTTACAAGTAGAAGTGGAAACACACAAATTAAACTTTAATGGTGCTTTTAATGGAACATTACAATTACGAAGAGCAATGAGAACATAAGGAGGTTGTAATGAAAAAAATAATTAACGGTCTTCTGTATAACACGCAAACTTCTGAAATAATATATGTTGATGAAATGACAAATAGAAAAATATTCAGAACAGAAAAAGGTAATTTTTTCTTGTTTTATCCAAACGGAGAAATAGTGCCAAAAACAAAAGAAGATATAAAAGAGTATTTGGGGCTAAATGATACAGAGAAATATATAGAATTGTTTGGAGATGTGGAGGAAGCATAATGTGGGCAGATCCTAAAACAAATTGGTCTTCTGAATGGAATGGTGAAACATATATAGGAGATTATTTTTTATATACAGATTATAACCGTATTAAAAACAATCTTTTGGAATTAAAAAGCACTGCAGAATCTATGTATAAAATATCATCTTTTAATCTTGGAGAGGATAAGGTTGAAGCAGATCTGATTTATGCCGATGAAGTCAATTTATTTGAAACTACGCTGGCAGAAATTAACAGTTCCACTTTCTCATTTTCTGAACAATTTAAAACATGGAAAGAGAATAAATCGGTTCCAACATATGAAGACTGGAACAGGATAGAATCGTTGCAGTTAAAAATATACAATACGTTAGTAGCACAAAGAAAAGCGCAGAACCGACTTGCCTTTACGCTTGGCGGTCAGAAAGGATTTAAGGTGTGATTATGGCAGATTTAAAAACAAACTACGTTGATGATGTATTAGACACAACTAAAAATCAGGTAAGAAAATATCAGCAAATACAAAATGACGATGGAACTGTTTCTTTTGTTGATGTTACTGAATATACGCAAGTAGGAACCTCATTCGGTGCAAAAGACATCAATGATACTAATGCAGCCATAAATGCTGTAAATGGCAATTTAGGAACTCAAGCGACTATGTCATTAAGCGGAACTACGCTTATTATTACAACGAAATAGGATGTGATATCATGAGTTTAATATTTAATGGTACTACTGTAGATAACGTTATTTATGACGGCACTACTCTGGAAAAAGTCATCTACAATGATGTAGAAGTATTTACCAGCGCAGTAACAGTTACTTTTGTAGAAGCCGGGGTTAGTACTGCTGTCAAATATAAGAAGGGAGCTACTGTTAGTAGAAGTACGGCTCCTAGCGGTGCTACCTTTGTCGGATGGTCTATGAGTAGTAGTGGAACTAGTCCGGTCGCGACTTTCACTGCTAATAGTAATATGACTGTGTATAGAGTAATTAAGAAGAGTACTACGTATGGAAGCGGTACTTTAACTAGAAGATGGGGTGGTTCTTACGATCAAACCACTAATAGGACCCAAATTAGTAATGAGATAATTAATGGAGCTCAAGTATCATCTATATCTATTACTTGCGATCATACATATAATAATGAGCCCGTACCTATATGCATAGGGACAACACTACTTGGTTACCTGACTGGTGGAACTAAAAGTTTTACTGTACCGACGAACGTAAATGATTATGTATATCTTGGTAATAATACAGGTGTTTATACAATGTACTATGATAGTATGTGGGTAACGGCACTTGGAACATATACAGGTAGAACAGTTACTAGTCAATATGTAGGTTGATTAATTAGTTACTTAATATATGTGAACGTAATTATTACGTTTTCCGGTGTAATATCAGTATATAAGTATGCTTCAATTAATCCAGACGCTGTCACTGAAATTCTCACATATGCACCACTTGGAGATGTTGCATCAACAATTCTATTTCCAGTAGGTCTAGCAATTTCTGGCAATGTTGCAATAGTAATTGTTTTTCCTTTCGTCAAATTTTTTAAACCATCTATATACACCATTGCCTCAAATGAATTTGCTCTATAAAGAATAGGACGTACAGAATAGTCGGTGGTAATTGAACCACTATGCATAGTTAAATTGCCATTTACAGAAGGAGTGATAATCGATGGGTGGAGATTAAAAGTAAAAATAAATCAATCAAAAAGAGCATGGTGTAAAATCCATGCTCTTAATCTCTTTATCTGATTCCCCAGTCACCGTCATTGTTGACAAAACCAACCACATATCCTATCATGTCATCAATAAGATTTTCCGGGAGTATGCTGTTTGGAGATATAAGCGGAACATATCTCCATTTTTTTACACCATCTTCAATTATATGTGTTTTCACGACAATATATATCCCACCATTACTGGTCACAATACATCGTTCACCGTCTTGCGGCTCACGATCCGCAGCAAGGAGAATAATTTCCCCAGGCAGATAAAACGGCATATAGTAGTCGCACGGAATTTTCACACCGATATAAGCCTTGGATTTTATGTCTTCCGGCAAATTGTCTATGCACATGGGTTCCACAGCATTTGTGGTTGCGATAATTCCATTCATAAGTTGTGGATTAAGGACAGAAATATACTTGTGCGATTTTTCAAGACTGAAATAGATTTTAGCTTGGTGACGTATGAAGTAACGGATAAGGTACAGAGAGTGTTCCGGCAGACTGCGGCATATCTTGACAGATTCCAACATCTTATCTTCCATAGTGCCACAACCTACCAACTCGTCTACACTGATTCCAAAGGCTCTGGCAAGCGCAACAGCGGTCGATAGCTTTGTGTCGTTAGAATTACCGTATAGTAGTGAATTAAGCGTAGAATAAGGCAAATTAGCTTCATCAGCAAGCTTGTAAACCGTCATGTCCGGTTCATTGAGAAATTCATGGAGATTTCCACGAAAACTTAACATATAATTAGTACGGTTGACTGATAGATGTGTCGATATTTCTTTGATTCGGTCTTTTTTCATCATGTTTATTGTCCCCCTTTCACATGATACACTTGTAACATCCCTTGTTTCAAGGGACTTCAAGTTCTGGCGAGGGCGGTGTTTATTGGCGTTTTCACCGTCCTCTTTTGTTGATATTTTACAACAATAAAAAACGTGCGTCAAATATATTGATTGTTTAGAACGTATGTTCTATAATTTAGGTATCGCTACCAAGTGCGGAAAGATTAGGGGGTGTACTATGGGGAAAGAAGATTACAAAGAGGAAATCACAAAGCTAATCAATGCTTGCGATAATTTACACTGGTTAGAGTGCATTTATGCCTATGTTAAAAAACTACTTAAATAAAGGAAAAGAGCCAAGGACTTGCGCATTGCCCTTGGCTTTTTCTTATTCGTTCTTTTTTGCGATTGAATCAATCAACTTTTCCAAAGCGTTCCATCCATCTTCGTCCAAGTTGGCCAGTGCGGATACAAGACGGTGCTTAAATGTATCTTCACCGGACTTTTGAATTTCTCCGAGCATTTCCGAGATTTGTTCATCTTTTGATTTCTGAACAAACATTTCACCAGTTCCATTTCGGAGCCATTCTTCGTTTACATCAAACTCTCTGCAAATATCAGATATGGTTCTTTCAGATGGTGTCTTCGTGCCTATCTCAACTTGCGCAATATAGTTTCTTGACAAGCCGATTTGCTTTGAAAAATCATCTTGTGTCATATTCAAATACTTTCGCAAAGATTTGATTCTCTCATTCATTTACATCCCTCCTTTCACTAATAATATACACCCAAAAAGTCCCCAAGTCAACAAAAATGTGTTGACATAAAGTTTCTAAGGGACTATAATATGTTTACAAGGTCAACAGAAAAGAGGTGATAATATGGAAAAACAGAGATATGTGGTTTTAGACAAAAATGGTAAAGCAAATATAGTTCAGAAAGCTGATTCACGTTTTGTTGGAATTGACGAGATGGCACAGCACATTGCCATGAATGTTATTGATGACTACAAAAGCATTATAGATGGCGATAAGAAAATCGAAGAAACAAATATTGATTTGTCTATCAAAGTACTTACCGCCATTTCGCCTTTTAGGAACGGCTCTGGATTTGGAAAGGATTGCTAATTGCTTCGGCTTTTGCTAATTGTGGTTTTTCTTCCGGCAAAGAATTGACGATTTCTGAATAGTATTGGTAGTACAGGTTCTTAAAATCATCAAAACTTCCGGTATATCCACAGATTTTAGCAATAGCGTAAGCGGATGCGTATTCTTTAGAATCCAAATTATTTCACCTCCTTATTAAAAAGATAAGGAGAGTATATCACAAAAAGGAAGTGAATTGAATGAGTGAAAAAGAGAAAAAAATCGTTGAGAAGTTAAAGAGAGCCATTCCGAATATGTCCGATTTCGACAAGGGATATATTCTCGGCAAGACAGAGAAGATGGCAGAGGAATCTGCCGAGAGAGGTGATAAGAGTGAAAGCATCAAAAATTGAGATTCACCAGTGTGACGGTGAAGAGGGAGTTTTTACGGAAGTCCTCATTGACGGTCACAAAATTAACGGTGTGAGAAGCTTCACACTGAAACAAGGGGTTGGGGATGATATTCCTACTCTGACACTTGACCTTAATGCACTTAATCTTGCAACGGATATGAAAGTGTTGCGGATTATGCAGGAGGGGTTAGGAGAAATCGAAAGCATTAACTTCAAAAAATAATAGGCTCCCATATTTCAGAGAGCCATTCCATCATCTGTTGATATTTTGAAGTATGGAGCATTGCCTTGGGTTGTTGCAGCAACCAGTGAGACCGGCATATTTGCAGTCTAATCTTCCATTTTCAAATTTGGGTTTAATATCTTCCAAAGAGCCAACAGATATTTGCCTAAAATCAACAGAGTACATTTTGTTTTGCTTATCGCAAAAACCATTGTATACCAAATTATCACCTCCTTATAGGAGAGTATATCACAGAAAGGAGAACAATGAACGAATTACAAACATCAAACATGAAAACACCCATTGAGATTGCACTGGGGATTGATGAAAACGGAATGACTACTGCAAGAGCGTTATACGATTTTTTAGAGTTAGCACAGGGGCAATTTTCACGGTGGGCGAAAACGAACATTACAGAAAATGAATTCGCCACAGAAAACGAGGATTGGGTGCGATTCGACATTGATGTCGAGACACCTACTGGCGGAAGAGTGAAGAGAGATGATTATAGACTTTCCGCTCATTTTGCGAAGAAACTTTCCATGAAAGGAAGTGGAGAGAAAGCAGAACAGGCAAGAGAATATTTTACAAGGGTTGAGGAAAAAGCAAAAGAAATAGTTATTAACCGTTCCCAGTTGTCGCCACAGATGCAAATGGTTATGTCGCTGGCTGAGAGCATGGCACGACAGGAACTGGAACAGAAGAAACAAGCTGAACAGGTTCAGAAGTTGGAAAGTACAGTCACCAACATGAAAGAAATTTTCACAGAGCCTATCGGAGACTGGAAAGCAGACATTAATGCAAAGGTACGCAATATTTCCGCAAAGAGCGGTATTGACTATCAGACACTTTACAATCAGATGTATGGTGAATTGGAAAATGAAGCACATTGTGTTTTAGCAAGGCTTCAGGGCAATAAAATCAAGCGTATGGAAGATGCAGGCAACACAAAAACAGCTATCAAAGAGGGAACTACAAAGATTGCGGTTATTTTTGACAATGTAAGACTGAGAGTAATCTTTGAGAATATCGTAAGGAGATATGCTATGAGGTATTGCGTATGAGAAAAATAGTTGATGTTGTCCTTATGGTTTTCTTCTGGCTATTAGGAATATTCACGGGGGTGATTCTACTCTATGTTATATAGAGACAAAAGAATATTAAAGATGAGAACAACAATAAAGCTGTTTCTTCCTATTATAATGGCACTCTCCATCACATTTACATCCACGGCACAGCCATCCGGCAGTTTTATCTCCGAGGAAGCACAGGAAACGTGTGTAAAGTACGGTGAGGAATACGGCATCTGCCCGGAACTGCTCATGGCAATGATCGAGAAAGAATCTTCCGGCAGACCAGATGTGGAAAGTGGCGGTTGCAAAGGTCTGATGCAGATTTCAGACAGATGGCATAAAGACCGCATGGAGCGTTTGGGAGTAACGGACATCTACTCTGTGGACGGTAATATCCATGTGGGAGCTGACTACTTGTCGGAATTGTTTGAAAAGTACTGTGATGTAGGAATTGTCCTCATGGTTTACCACGGAGAGAAGAACGCAGCTACAAAGACAGAATTAAGTGATTACGCAGACTGGATATTAACCAGGAGCGCAGAACTGGAAAGGATGAATGGAAAATGACGAACAGAGAGAAGTATGCGGAACAGATTCTTGATATTGCAACAACCGGTCATTCTATTGCAGTAGACGAAAAAGGTAATTTTTATAAATGCAGTGAATTAAAGTGCAAAGATTGCATATTTTCAAGAGATTGGAAGAATGATAGTGATTGTTACAAAAAAGTTAAAGAATGGTCAGAGCAGGAATATGTTGAACCGCCTGTTGACTGGTCGAAAGTGCCTGTGGACACAAAGATTCTTGTGAGAGATTCAGAGGATGAAGATTGGAGAAAAAGACATTTTGCAAAATTTGAAGATGGAAAAATATTTGCATGGACAAGCGGAGCAACTTCTTTTTCTTCGGAAAACTCAGATTCTATAACATGGTGGATGAAAGCAAAACTTGCGGAGGAAGATGCATGAGTGCCAAAAAGCGGTTTACCGTCAAAGGGTGCATCGGAAAGATATTTTACAGTCCGAAAGAATGGGAAGTTGACCGTGAAACAGCATTCTATTACAGAATTGTAAACCGCAATACCGGGAAGAAAAAATGGTTAGGAAAGGAGTATTTTCATGCAGAAACGACAGATTATCCCCATCGTCCGTGCGAATGAGATTCTGATTGCAAGACTGTTAGATGCAGGAGTCTTGTATATCAGCGAAGAGGACGACATGATCCACGTAACAGAAGACTGAAAGCCGGAGGAGTGAGGAAATGGAAAGGAAGATAAGAAAAATCTTGGTAGAACTGGGGCTGAAACAATACTTGCCGGGATTCCAGTACATCATCGAGGTTGAAACGCTGATGTTTGAGAACCGGAACAGAAGACTTTCTGAAATTTACCGGATTATCGGAGAGGAACACAGTACAACCAAGGAAAGCGTGTACCGGGCGATCAAGTGGGTTGTTGATAAAATGAACCCAAACACAGAACTATACAAGAAGATCAATGAGACAGACAAGCCGGTCTCAATCTATATGTTTGTTAATTCACTGTATTTATATCTTTGGGAGGATAGGAAAAATGAGGATTAAGCACATCTTTTTGCAGAATTTCTGCAAATTCTATGGTTCTAACGTAGTGGACACTGATTTATACGACCTGACAGAGGTTTCCGGTGTGAATGAAACTGGAAAGTCCACAATCAAGAGAGCAATTCAGTATATTTTTGGATGCCGTGACGAGAACGGCAGAGAGATTACCGGAATCAGACCGCACGATAAGGACGGAAATGACATTGACGGAGATATTACCGCAGAAGTTACCGTGGAGATTGACGGTACAGACAAGGTTCTGAAAAAAGTATGCCGTCAGAACTTCAATAAGAAAGGCGAGTTTACCGGAAATGTCACGGATTACTATGTGAATGATATTCCAAAAAAGGCAGCAGATTTTGAAGCATTTTTGGAAGAGAGTGTATGCGGAAAAGATAAGTTTTCACTTTGCATTAATGCCATGACACTTCTGCTGAAAGGTGGAACGGATCAGAGATCCATTCTTGCTGATATGTTTGGCCAGCACAGTAATGATGACATTTGCAACCAGTTTCCGGAGTTTGAAGCATTAAGGACTGTTCTGCAGGATGGAACGGTTGATGAACTGAAAAAGCGTTGCAATACGCAGTTATACGGCACAAGGGGAAGAAATGGAACCAAGGGCTTGCAGGACCTGTTAGATGAAATTCCGAGCCGTATTGACGAGGTGAGCCGTCAGAGAGTGGATATTGACCTTGCGGATCTGGAACTGAAAAAGAAAGCTTTACTGGATAAGCTGTCAGAGAACATTAAGCAGCAGACAGATACGCAGAACAGCATGATTTCCTACGATAAGCTTTCTGATGGAATCATTGAGTTAAAAGGTCAGTTGAGCGCATTGCAGCAGAAAGCAAATGAAAAACTGGATGCGGACAGAAGAGAGAAGCGCACAACACTGAATCAGATTCAGAATGAGCATCAGAAAGAGTTGCTTAAAGCAGATACCATTCGTGAAGAGATCACGGAACTGGAAAAGCGTATCGCACAGTATGAGCAGAAGAGACAGGAATTGAAGAAGAGTTGGGATTTGAATAAAAGCCTTAAATTTGATGAAAACTCTCTGATTTGCTCCTACTGTGGACAGGAATATCCGGAAGAGAAGAAAGAGCAGTTAAGAACTGAGTTTGATACGCATAAGGCACATGAACTGGAACTGATTACCAAAGAGGGTTCTTCCTGCGCTGAACATATCAAAGCGGATCAGGCAGAACTGGAGCATAAGCGTGAGGAACTGAAAAATACAGAGGATGAAATGGAGCGGTTGGAAAAAGAGATTGCAATTGCTGATAATGCCTTAAATTCCATTCCGGCAAGCGTGGATATTTCCAACACAGAAGAATACAAAGCTGTCCAGTCACAGATTGCTGAGAAAGAAGCTGCCATGCACAAATTCACTGACATGAATCTTCTCAGAATCCAGTTAAAAGGTGATGAAGAGCAGATACGCAATGATATTTCTGTGGTTGATAAGTCTTTGGCGAGTGTAAGCATTAACGAGAGTGTGGATAAGCGTATCACAGAACTGGAACAGGAGCGCAAGAACATTGCACAGAAGATTACGGATGTGCAGGCACAGCTTGACCTGTTAAAGAAATTCAGCCGGAAGAAGAACGAATTGTTGGAAACTGATGTGAACAAGTATCTTTCTTTCTGCACTGTGCGGATGTTCAGACCTCTTGTGAATGGTGACACGGAAGAATGTTGTGACTTTACATACCGTGGAGAGCCTTACAGCCGGAACATGAACCACGGAGCAAGGATTCTGACGGAGATTGACATTTGCAATGCGTTTCAGAAGCGGTGTGGTGTGGAATTGCCTATCATGGTTGACGATACCGAAAGCCTTGACCCTTGGAAGATTCCTGATGTTGACAGTCAGTTGATTATGTTCCGCAGAAGTGATGATGCGAGTTTGAAAGTGGAGGAAGTAGCTAATGCCTAATAATGATTATGATATAGATAAAAAAATTGAGATTTCTGCTAATGAAATGTGCAATGTAATAGCAAAAGTAATGGCAGAAGAGCCGTTTGATTCTTTAATTGAAGAAGACCCACTTATGTTAATGACTTTTTCCATGTTTGGAGCAAAAATTTCTGCAAAATTATTTGCAGATAAGATAAAGAAAGGAGCTGCGGAGAATGCAGATTAAGAAAGAGACAGTCATTTCTGTTCTGACAACAAGCGGAGAAACAATCAATGCCGGTGACACAGTGATATTCAATTTTGATGACAAGTGTTGCGTGGGTGTGTACCTGGGACTTTCAGACCGTGGAGCCTTGAAATTCAAAGGCAAGATTGCTGATACAGATGTGACATTCCATGTGATGCCTAGAAGCATCAAAGAGATTTACAAGGCTGATGTGACAGTGCATCAGGGAGGCTTTATGATTAAGCCGGAAAGCGAGGAAGAATAAGATGGTAAAACGTAAATTTAAGGTTGGAGACAGAGTAAAAGTAAAAAAGGATAGTGTTACACTCAACAGAAGAACTGTGGGGAAATGCGGAACAGTCAAAGAACTATTGACGGATAATTACTGCTCGGTTGAGTTTGACGAATTTGTAGGCGGTCATGATTGCAATGGATTCACCAAAGAAGGGCACGGATGGAATCACGCAGAAGATGCGCTTGATTTAGTTAAAACTCAGAATGAAACCATCGTCATCTACCGCAAGGACAACAAAGTGATTGCGCTGGACAAGTCCACTGGCGAGAAAGCAGAAGCTAACTGCAATCATGCTGATGAATTTGATTTCCGTACTGGTGCTAAGTTGGCTTTTAATCGGCTGATGGGCGAGGATGTGAAGCCTGATAACGGTGTTCGTGAAGTGAAGAGAAAAGCTAAAGTCGGTGAGTACATCAAAATTGTGGATGCAAAACCTTTTCTTATACCATATGAAAACGGAGAGATTTTCAGAGTAATTGGTGTTAAGAACGCAACATGTGAGGTTGAAAACCCTGTTAAAAGGTTTTGCGCATGGCACAGAGAGTACGTTGTCCTTGAAAACTACAAACCGGAGAAAGAACCGGAGAAGAAAGACGAAATCTGCGTGGGAGATACCGTAAAAGTCACAGATACCGGTAAGCAGTACAACTTATACGGTACATGGAGTGGTCTTTTAGGATACGAACAGAATTTTGTAAGAGGGTCAGATGTAAGCAAAGATGATGAATACAAAGTTTTAAGAATTAAAAAACACGATTATATGTCTAAACGTACTCTTGCACTTATTCAGAATCCCAAGACAACACAGGTATTCATCATTAACATTAACGGCATCAAAAAGGTAGAAAGGTAGGTAGAAATATGGCAGACGAAAAGAAGCAGGAAAACACAGGAATTGTGGAATACGAATCAAATGGGGAAATTGTAAAAATTTCCCCAACAACGGTAAGAAAGTACCTTGTAAGCGGTGGTGGAAACGTATCGGATCAGGAAGTAATGATGTTTATGTCTCTTTGCAGATATCAGCATCTTAATCCTTTTTTGAAAGAAGCATACCTCATTAAGTTTGGAAACAATGATCCTGCTACTATTGTTACCGGAAAAGATGTTTTTACAAAAAGAGCCGATGCAAATCCGAATTATGCAGGAAAAAAAGCAGGAATTATTGTTCAAAAGAAAGATGGTTCCGTTGAAGAAAGAGAAGGATCTTTTGTCCTTAAGGACGAATCTATTGTAGGAGGTTGGGCTAAAGTGTTTATCAAAGGAAGAGAGACACCGGAGTACCAGTCAGTATCTTTCGATGAATATGTTGGAAGAAAAAAAGATGGAACAATCAACGGTCAATGGTCTAAAAAGCCTGCAACAATGATAAGAAAAGTTGCTGTTGTACAGGCATTAAGAGAAGCTTTTCCGGATAAATTCCAAGGTTTGTATGCGCAGGAAGAATTTCCTGATGTTTCCGATGTGAAACTTGATGTGGAAAAAGTTGTGGCAGAAGAGGTACAGGCAAATGCAAACACTATCGAGTTTCCTGACGCAACATTTGAAGAAGTACTGCAGACCGCAGAGACGGACATTGCCAGCGCAGAGACACCGGATTGCTTTAAGTAGGGAGGTTGCCATGAGAGTTATATCGCAGGACGGAACGATTGATATGCCATATGAAATCAGTTCTTTAAGCATGGCAGTCGGGAAATATGAGAATGTTGAACACGCAGCTATCTTTTGCCACAACTCTTCGACAGCAATGGGAACAAAAATGGCTGAATACGGTTCCAAAGAAAAAGCAAAGAAAGCTATGGAAATGCTTAGAGATGCATACGTTAGTATGCCGATTCTTTTTCAAAATGTTGAAATTACAGAAGATGTGGTAAAACAGTTTGAAAAATTGAAAAATAGTGGAATTATAGTTCAAACCATGAACAATGAGCCATCAAAAGTTGAATATGTAAATAACTGCATATTTCAGTTTCCAAAAGATGACGAAATTGAGGTATAAACATGAGACTAAAATGTTTAGGCTCCGGTTCTTCAGGTAACTGCTATCTTCTTACGGCAGATAACGGTGAAACACTTTTACTGGATGCAGGACTTCCTATCATGGACATAAAACGTGGTCTTAACTGGAATATTAAGTGTGTTGTGGGTGCGATATGCACCCATACGCACAAAGATCACTCATTATCCGTATCAGACCTTGAACGCATTGGAATAAAAGTGTGGCAACCGCAGTCAGACCATTCAGTACGTGAAACAAAGATGGGAAAATTCCACATATTCTGCTTTCAAGTGCCACACAACGGCACAGAGAACTACGGATTTTTGATTATGGTTGAAGGTCAGAAACTTCTGTATCTTACAGACCTTGAATATTGCCCTTATGTGTTCAAAAAACAGCGGTTAGACCATATGCTAATCGAGTGCAACTATCAGAAGAAATATGTTGACATTGATGCACCTAATTACGTTCACAAGGTAAAAGGTCACTGCGAACTGGAGACTTGCAAAGGAATTGTAGAAGCAAACAAATCAGATGCCTTGCAAAACATCATATTGTGCCATTTAGGCGGTGATACAACCGATGCTGATGAATGTGTCGCAGAGGTAAAAAAGATTGCTCCATTGGCGAATGTGGACTATGTGGCGGCAGGCAAGGAATGGATTTTACGGAATGGAAAGGAGTGTCCATTTTGAGTAAAAGAGTATTAGATGCTTGCTGTGGTAGCCGGATGTTTTGGTTTGATAAGCAGAATCCGGATGTCATATTTGCAGACAACAGAGAATTGGAAACCACTTTATGTGACGGAAGAACACTTCTTGTTAAACCTGACATAAAAATGGATTTTCGTAATATGCCGTATGAAGATAACAGCTTCAAAGTGGTTGTTTTTGACCCGCCACATTTGATTCATGCCGGAGTGAAATCTTGGTTAAGACAAAAATACGGAGTACTTCCGGAAGATTGGCCAGCATACCTAAAAAAAGGTTTTGATGAATGCATGAGAGTTTTAGAGCCGGACGGACTACTGATATTCAAATGGAACGAACAACAGATACCTTTTTCAAAGGTTCTGAAAATATTTGAGGAAAAGCCGTTACTTGGAGACCAAAGAGGTATGACAAGATGGGTAGTTTTTATGAAGTGATTAAAAAGGAGAATTGTGTATGAGCGGTGGAAGTTTTGACTATTTGTGCTACAAAGATGTTCCTGAACTGATGAACAATTCAAACATTGCGAACCTTGAAAGCATGGTTCAGCACTTGCAGGAGTACGGTTACGAGGACATAGCACGAGATACACAGCGGTTGATTGAGTATATCCGGTCGGCAAGTATCAGAATTGAGGTTTTGAGCGAGAATCTTAACGGTGTTTTTCATGCGGTAGAGTGGTATGAGAGCGCAGATATTGGCAGAGAGACCATGATTGCAGAACTGGAAAAGTACAGAAATGGTGGTGCGAATGGCTGACACATTTTATAGACCACTTACACCGCAATTAAGAAGTGAAATAATGCAGAGCATTGATTCTAACATATCCGAACTGAATACCTGTCAAAGCAATGCTTTAGTCAATATGCAAAAAACAGGATATGGGGCATTGAGAAATATTATAAATGCCTTGCCGGACGGATATTTGATTCCATTTGAAAGGCGGTGATTCGGTTGGCTGATTGGAAGAATATAGCAAAAGCAAAATCCATAGAGAGAAAGAATCGTGAAAGAATACTGGCAGTCAATCCACATGTGGACGATGGAAGTGGAATTTACTTTCTGACAAGAACAGACGAGGATGGTTTTCGGTTTGCGTATGTGGGACAGGCGGTACAACTACTCCAAAGACTGGCAGGGCATCTTAACGGATACCAACACATTGATTTATCCATGAAGAGCCACGGATTATATTCTGCGGAAAATATATACGGTTGGAAAATCGGATTCTTACATTATCCGGTAGAAGAACTGGACAAGTGGGAGCAGTACTGGATTAAGCGTTATGCGGACGATGGTTACCAGCTTCGCAACAAGACAGCTGGTGGTCAAGGTGATGGAAAGAAGCAGATCGCAGAGTACCGACCGGGAAAAGGTTACCGTGATGGACTGGCACAAGGCAGAATCAATCTTGCAAGGGAACTATCGAACATTGCAGATAAACATTTGGTCATCAGTTTGAAGCCTGAGAAGCAGAACAATTCAGTTTCACAGAAACAGTATCAGAAGTTTATGGAACTTTTGCATGGAGAAAAGGACGGTGAAAGTAATGAATAAAACAGACTATGAAGTACTTTTACAATATGTTGAAGAAACTGACAAGGAGTTTTATGAATCTCTTTCTACTCAAAAACAAATTATGTATCTTTGCTATCAATATGAAACTAGATCTTTTAAAGAGTACTTGTTTAAGTATAGATTTCAGCAATTCTGTAATGAATTAAAGGAGTTTTTCAGAAAATGGTGAAATACGAAGATGAATGCTGCTGGTGTGCCACTGAAAGTTATCCTTGCCTTGGCTCTGCTTGTCCTAACCGCCATGTGAAACATCTGTACTGTGACGAATGTAATGATGATGTAGAGGAACTTTACGATTTTGAAGGTGTCCAGTTGTGCAAGGAATGCCTGTTAAAGAAATTTGAGAAGATTACATGAGTGAAAAAAATTACGATTGTAGCTGTTGGAATGAGTACCCAAACACAATGCACTCAATCAACGGACGTACTCACAAACCGTATAAAAATGGTAGATGGAAATGCGTTGATTGCTACGAATATGTAGGAAAATCAGAATACGGTGCTACTCATTGCAAAAGGAAAGAGCCAGAACTTGAAAAGAGGTGATACATAAAATGCCAAAACGATATGACAATCCGCAGGATATTTTGAAAATCATGCGGCAGACAGAACTTTTGAAGCAGTCTGCGGAGAGAAGCCCATTCACCGGAATACTGACACTGTTCTGCTATACCCTGTGGAAAGACTACAAGTACTCACAGACTAGACTTTCCGACTTCTGCGGTAAATTCACCGAGTACAATGAAAAGTACGAGAATGAGCCTTATACGGAGTTACAGAGCAGGCTTAACGATTTTGCAGACTGGACGATTGAGTACAAGGAATTTACCGAAGCTGATTATCCACATTACAAGTCGGTTGTAGCGCAGAAATGCATCCAGGAACAGGTCAGATGTAACAATCTTATAAATGAGTTGTCCACAAGGTACATCCTATATGGAATGGTAATTCTTATGGAAGATGGATTCGGTAAGAAGAAGCTGACGAATTTTAAGGATAAGTTTTCTGACCACATGGACAAAGCCGGAGACAAGTGCAACGGAAAAGATTTCATGGACTTGTGGAGAGAACTGGTGGAAAACACCGGAATCTATATTGAGAAGCCTATTTTTGAGTAAGGAGTTCTAAATGGCAGAAAAAAGAATGTTCAGTACAAAAATAGTTGAGAGTGATGCTTTTTTGGATATTCCTGCTACGGCTCAAATGCTTTATTTCCACATATGTATGAACGCTGACGATGACGGATTTGTGAACAACCCACGGAAAATCATAAGGATGTGCGGTGCTTCTGATGATGATTTGAAAGCATTGATAGACAATAGATTCCTTTTATCTTTCGATAGTGGAGTTTTGCTCGTAAAGCACTGGCGCATTCACAACTACATTCCGCCGGATCGTTACAAACCGTCATGCTATGTGGATGAAAAAAGCAAAATAGGTGTGAAACTAAACGGAGCATACACTACAGATCCTAAAAAGATGGTTTCTCCGGTAGAGGGGAATCCGAAGAAAAATTGCTACGATAAAGAAATCAAACTTGATAAGAGGTGATATAAATGCAGATGACAGGTTATGAATTGTTGGCGAATTACGAAAAAGCAGAGGACAAAGATAAACAGATTCAGATTCTTGCGGATTTGAACCACATCCCGGTTGACATGGTGTGTTTTGTGATTGACAACAGAGAAAAATTTGAAAATTTGGAAACACCATTGTCCACAGAAGAATTTGCAAAGTGGTGTGAGACGGAACTTGACCGTGTGGATTCTCATATCCATGCACAGGAAAAATATTACAGAGAAATTTGCAATGTATACGGAATCGCAAGTACATACGGAAAAGGAGTGTAGCTGTATGAGAGAGGGAACAGGAAACTTTCAAAACGGTGACTTACTCTACATGGCTACACATCCGGTTGCTGATGCTATTAGAATCGGACGCACGAAACCGTATGACTTCAGCTATCCGGCAATGTCGGAGAAACCAAAGATACATGCAGGAAGAAGTGAGAACCATGAAGATATATGCCGTGAAGAATGACAATGACAGCTACCCGAATATTGGGGATGGGCTGTTGGAAGTCTCAGAAAGCCGACCGACATTCTTCCGGTTGGTGGGGAGTAACCGGCATTACCCGTACAGAGATTTTACTTTTTATGACCGTAACGGAGTGCCGATACCAAAGCAGTTTTTGAGAGCGTGAGAAAGTGTAGGAGGAAGAAATGATTGGATTTTCTAAAATGGCTTACCAGGCATTGGAAGTAAATGGACGAATACCATCCGACCCTAGAATGATGTGGAAAATGAGTAAGCCAGCTACGATTTGGGTTTTCTTGTGTATGGTGGTAGAAATCCCATTAACTTTGTTGAAATACATGGTCAAGGGGATATGTTTTATTCCACATGCAATATATGATGCGTTAGATTTGTAAATTTGGAGAAAGGAGTGGATGCAAGATGAAGTTTATCGTGACTTTATCAGATATGGTTGGAGTGGTATTGATCTCATTGTTGGTTTTTGTATGGATAATCTTTGGAATGATTATATTGGTAAACATTGTGAAAGATAACATCAAGTACAGGATCGACAAATGGAAAAGAGAAAGAGAAGTCATGAAGGAATGGGAAAGGATCAAGGATGGAGAGACTGACAGAGAGAACCACTGATGGAATTTTGGTTAAAGAGAATTACAGTGAAAACGCATTGAGAACATTCTATCAATGCTTTGGTGAGAAACCGAATGACAACTATTCCAACTGTGAAGAAGGATACTGCGCAATGGAGAAGCTGGCATCCTATGAGGATGCCGAGGATCAGGGATTACTTTTGCGGTTGCCGTGCAAGGTTGGAGATACCGTTTATGTAGATAGTACGATTCTTCCAATAGAGGATATGGAGTATTATGAGGACATTGATAATAAGATTCCATTATATTTCCCAGCAAGAGTTGTTTCATTCCGCTTTGCAAAAAAGAATTGGATGAAGATTGCAGTTAGAGAGAAATGGTTATATGAATGGATAGATAATGAGACCGGACCGGATAGCGATTACATAGAGTGTGAGAAAAACTTTACAATCTTATTGTCAATGATCGGCAAAACAGTATTCCTCACAAAATCCGAAGCCGAAGCCAAGCTGGCAGAAACGGGAGGTACAGAATGAAGAGAGAAGAAGCTATCGAAATGCTTAAGCAATTAGTCAATATGCTTTCAGATGACTTTGGGGATTCTGAGTTGTGCGAGGATGCATTGCAAATGGCAATCACCGCCTTGCAGAATCAGCCTGTGTGGATTCCGGTAAGCGAGAGACTGCCGGAAGAATCATATGGATGTTTGGTAACTGTTATGGATTTTGAGCCGTCAACACAAACGGATTTTGAAAATATACTTCCGTATTTTGTCGGATATGACGGTCACGGATGGAACGATGCAGACGGAGAGACAATTCCATTTGAAGTTATTGCTTGGATGCCACTGCCGGAGACGTACCGGGAAAGAGAGGAATAAGGATGGCAAGTCCACAAGGTTTTATTTTATACCGGATATGGTACGGTAAGCATCTTGTATACTTGGGGCGCACGAAGCAACCATTGCAAGCACGGATCCGGGGGCACATGTTCAACAAACCAATGCACAGAGCGATTGATATACATAATGTCACCAAAATCGAATACACCATGCTAAAGACTGAAGCAGACATGAATCTGTATGAGATTTACTTTATCAATTTATGGCATCCCCCACTTAATGTAGATGATAAGGCCAAGGATGATCTGACAATAACTCTTCCGGATTTGCAATGGCAAGAATTTGTTCCTGCAAAGTGGGAAGAGTGGAAAAAACAGCTAAAGTCTGATGATATGTGGCAATGGTTTAAGCGTAAAAATGATCGAATTTTTGAGGATGATTTTATTTTGTAGGAGGGGCGATTATGACACAGTACTGTAGATATTGCTGTTATCTCTGCGTAGGAGATGCAAATTATTGCAGCGAGAAACAGCAGACCATGAGTGATGCTGTGGCAAAGTCTCCTAACCGGTGTCACAGCTTTGCTCTTAATCCCATTGATGCATTTGGCGAGAATGAGCGAGGATACAAGCCCCGGGAGCCTAAGAAGAAACAGTGCGATGGGCAGATGAGATTGGAGGTATAGAGGATGCGAGTACATAATCTTAAGATATTGAATGATTTTGCAGATGCAGTAGCAGCCGGAGACAAACCCTTTGAAGTCAGGAATAATGACCGTGGATATCAGAAGGGAGATTATATCAAGTTCCAGGCAATAGATAAAAGCGGAACACCGAATCCACACTGCATCAATGACAAATTATATCTCATTACTTTTGTAATGAATGGATGGGGAATAAAGACCGGATACGTTGTGTTGGGAATCAAAGAAAGCGATGGTAGCAATGACGGAGAATGAAGCAATAAGAGAATTTCAAAATATTAGACCTCATAGTGGAATGATTCCGGTGCGCATGGCAGAAGCGGTAGATACAGCAATCCAGGCACTGGAAGAGGTGCAGCAGTACCGCCAGATAGGTACGGTGGAGGAATGTCGTGAAGCTGTGGAGAAGCAGACAAAGATTTCAAGAGAGATTATCGAGGGAAAATACTTCTGCCCAAAGTGTCATAACCTAATGCCTTATCCGGGATATTGTGGGTGCGGGCAGAAAGTGTATTGAGAGGAGGGCGAACGATGGGAAGACTGATTGACGAAGGCGAATTGGTTAAAGTACTAGAAGAAAGAGCGACAAATGAAGCTATCTGCGGATATATGACAGCCTACGATGTTACTAATAGCATTATTGATGAAGTAAAGGAACAGCCGACCGCCTACGACCCGGACAAGGTTGTGGAGCAGTTGGAAGAACGCACAGCATTCCTTAAAGACTGTACGAAGTATGGAAATAAAACAGCAGATCAGCAGTCAAAATCCTACGACACTATGATGATGTACGAAGTCAAGGATTTGGTAGATGATTTGTTGGAGATCGTAAAGGCAGGTGGAACAGATGGCAATTAAACCGATTTTATTCAATACAGAAATGGTTCGGGCAATTCTGGACGGACGGAAGACCTGCACCCGGCGTATATGCAAAGATGCAAATGAGTATACCGTACCGGATATGGATTTTTACAATGCTGACAGGCGGACTTATGCAGTACATAACTTTGCTGATAAGGAGCAGATGGAACAGTTAAGTACAGCGGAGAGAACCTGTCCTATCTGTCCGGGTGACCTCCTGTATGTCCGGGAAACATGGTGTAAGGGATATTTGATGAATGCAAAAGAAAGATATTATTACAAAGCAGATGATAATGATTTCCTTTGCACATGGCACCCGTCCACCAACATGCCAAAACAAGCCGCACGTATCTGGCTCCGGGTTATGGACGTGAGGGTAGAGCGGTTGCAGGAAATAACCGCAGAGAGTGCTTTAACTGAGGGAGCAGATAAGTACATTCATGCAAATGGAACATTAAATGAAGACCAAACAATCACATCGTTTATAGGGATTTGGAACAGCACCATCAAGAAATCCGACATTGACCGCTACGGTTGGGGCGCTAATCCGTGGGTGTGGGTTATCGAATTTGAACGGTGCGAGAAGCCGGAAGGAGTGTGATGCAGATGGAACGAGTTGATTGTACCAACATTGAAAATATCGAGGTTAAGTTTGATGAATATGAAGTACTTTATCAAAAAAATAACGACTTTAAGCGGTACGTTGACCGCTACTGTACCAAGCATCGTGTCAGCGTGGATGAAGCCTTACAGCACTATCTGGTGAGGATGGCGGGCAGGATGTACAAGGAGCAGGAAGAAACGATAGTTAGATAAAACCAAGAAAGGAGCCGAGACTCTGCGCAGAGTAAAGCATATGCGGTCTCCTTGAAAAAATGAAAAAATTAAAATGTGAAATTTACAGAGATTCAATGCAGAACTATAAGAAATATGCCATACCTCCGGCACAGCTTATCATTGCCGATGTCCCGTATAATGTAGGCAAGAATTTCTACGGCAGTAACCCTATGTGGTACAACGGCGGAGATAATAAGAACGGAGAAAGTAAGTTGGCAGGCAAGGCGGCATTCAATTCCGATTTCAACTTTAATCTGTATGAGTATTTCCATTTCTGCTCAAAGATGCTGAAAAAGGAAGACAAGAATAGCGTTACCAGGGGAAGAAGTAGCAACAGTCCTTGCATGATCGTGTTCTGCTCTTTTGAACAGATGCCTACGCTGATTGATGCCGCCTATAAACATGGATTCGTCCATTACATACCGTTGGTATTTGTTAAAAATTACAGTCCGCAGGTGCTTAAGGCAAATATGCGTGTGGTTGGTGCTGCTGAATATGCTCTTGTGTTCTACCGTGACAAGCTGCCGAAGTTCCGGAACGGTGCAAAGGTTGACGAGGACGGAAAGACGATCCGTGGCACTGGGAAAATGATTTTTAACTGGTTCAGCTGGGAGAAAGACGGAAAAGATGTACCGAAGATCCATCCGGCACAGAAGCCGGTAGCAGTGCTAAAAAAACTGATAGAAATTTTTACGGATCCCGGTGATGTAGTGATTGATCCTTGCTGTGGCAGCGGTAGTACCTTAAGAGCAGCAGCAGAGATCGGAAGAAGTGCATTCGGATTTGAGATTGACCGCAACTTTTATCAGAGAGCCAAAAATGAGATGATTGTCTTTGAAAGAGATAATCAGATTAGTTTTGAGGATATTCCGGGGGTGATGCCGTAATGGATTTTGGATATTACAACATGGATTGCATGGATGGGATGAAAGAGTTCCCGGATGGTTACTTTGACCTTGCGATTGTGGATCCACCGTATGGCTTACATGAGCATGGTGGTAAAAATAGGAATACATATGTTAAGCAGAAAAATGGAACAAAAACATATGTAAAGGACGGACAGTACGAAAACAGAGGGTGGGACAATGAGCCACCCTCTAGGGAATACTTCGAGGAATTGTTTCGGGTATCCAAAAATCAGATTATATGGGGTTGCAATTACTTTGATTTTACTTTGGCTGGTGGTCTTATTGTATGGGATAAATGCAATGATGGTTCTGACCAGTCGGATGCAGAGGTGGCATTCTGCAGTCTGACTAAAAGGATAGACATATTCCGGTATATGTGGCGTGGAATGTTCCAGGGAAAGTCCATTACTGAAGGAACTATTCAGCAGGGGAATAAGGCATTAAATGAAAACCGTATTCATCCTACACAAAAGCCAGTGGCACTATATGAATGGCTCCTAAACCGCTATGCAAAGCCCGGAGACATTATCCTAGACACACATGTAGGAAGTGCTAGTAGCTTGATAGCCTGCTACAGAACCAACCATCCATATGTTGGCTTTGAACTGGACAAGCATTATTATGATTTGTCCAAAAAGAGATTAGATGCAGAAATGGCACAAATGCGATTATCTGATTTTATGCCGGAGGTGATGCTATGAAAGCACATTGTTTGTTTGAACAGTCAGGAACTTTTAAAAATGCGTTTAGAAAATATGGAATAGATTCTTATGACTATGATATCCAAGATGAATTTGGAGAAACTGATTATGTGATAGATTTATTCAAAGAAATTAGGGGGGGATATAACGAAAATCAAAGCATATTTGATGACATAAAAGAGGATGACATTATACTTGCGTTCTTTCCATGCACATATTTTGAATGCCAAAATCAGTTATGGTTTGCCGGAAATAATTATGCTCAAAAAGGATACAGTGACGAAAAAAACTGTGAACTGGTAATAAAAAGGCACAAAGAATTAAATGAATTTTATGAGGTTTTAAATAAGCTTGTAATAATTTGCATAAGGAGAAATTTGAAACTGATTATTGAAAATCCATACAGCCAGCCACACTATCTTACAACATATTGGTGTATAAAACCAAGCATTATTGATACAGACAGAACAGCAAATGGAGATTTCTATAAGAAACCTACACAGTATTGGTTTATAAATTGCAAACCTAAAAATAATCTTGTGTTTGAAGCAATAGATTATGTGGAGAAAAAAGACATTGTAAAGGCAAAGGTAACAAACTTTACATCAAGAAAGACAGAACGCTCAATGATTCATCCACAATATGCAGATCGTTTCATTCGACAATATGTTATTGATGAAGAAATATGGAGGAAGTGAAATCAGGAACTAAAAAGTGAAATTGATATTTGAGTTGTTGCTTGGGAACTCAAAAGCAAGTTACTAGTTGGGAAAATTGAACTACCGAGGAAAATTCGGTAGCTCGGCAAATTAAAAACAGGAGGAAAATCACATGAAATATTGCATTGAAACAACGGATAATGGTTGCATTGAAACCTTGGAAATTTCTGATAGAAAATTTCAGAGAGAATCCATAAAAACAGAATATGGTTGTACATCTTCTGATCCGGATTTTTCGGAGCAGTTGGAAGAAGCAGGGTACTGTGATGAAATCGTGGAGAAAGTATATGACTTATATGATGGATGCGAATCTCTTGATTTCATTCAGCTGGCAGAACTGATAAATGAGTAACTTAGGATTTAGTGGAGGTAGGAAATGTTAAAACCAAATTGTGAAGCAAAAGAATTTGAAAAGTACGGATTTAAGCGTTGTAAAGGAATAGCAGGAAAAAGCGAATGTTACTACTTGTGCGTTGCTAATGGGTGCAAAATGCTTTTCGTAAGTAATTGTCTTTTTTGTGTTAATGATTGGAAAGACGATGATCCACGAATACATGAAAATCCAAATTGCAAATACAGAGATCATAGAGATTCGCTGGATATTATATATGATTTGATTAAGGCTAATATGCTGGTTAAGTTAACTGAAATATCGGAAAATTTGTGTAACAGAAAGGAGATATGTATGGCGAGACCGAAGAAAGAAGGTAAGAAGAACATCCGGAAGAACATCCGGGAGAATATCAGCATGGATCCGGAGCAGTATGAGAAACTGGTAGCTTACTGTCACCAGCAGGACAGACCTATCTCCTGGGCGATCCAGAAGGCGCTGGATGTATATTTATCGGAGGTGTAATATGAGAAGAATACGGCTTGTTAAGGTATTAGCACCGGAGAGCGTGGCAAGAACGTATGACAGTGCAGGAAACAGAGTAGACGAAGATTTCCGCTGTGTGGAATGCGGCATGGGAGTTGCCCGGGAATATGCCTGCTGTCCTTATTGCAAATGTGAACTTGACTGGGACAGGGTTATAAGTTCTTCTGATTGCGCATTTCGGAAATTGTTTGGTTGATTATTTGTGTAATTATGTGTAACGTTACACAACAAAACTGAAATATTAGGATTTAGCGGAGGAAAACCATGAAAAGATTATTTGAGAAATGGTATGTGTTATTCATGCTATTAAGAATAGCACATCATAACAAAGCACGCATGAAATTTGAAAGAAAATACGATGATGTTTTTTACGGTTACGGTCAGGATCTCGAACATATAACATTGGAAAAATGTTATGAAAGAGGTAATAAACTCTATAAGAGAACCGAGGAATTAAAAGAATATGAAGTGGCAAGAAGACCGCAAAGGGATGATTTTGGGCTGTATGAATATGTAGACCAACATTGCGGATGGTGTGAAGACTATTACTACGGAACGATTTACACCAAAACCCCCTTTAGAAACAGATGGCTGGAAAGAGGCTATCATTGTTAAATTGCAATTTGGGAATAGAGAGGAGAATCATGGGGAGAGAATTGAAGCGTGTACCAATGGATTTTGATTATCCATTACATAAAGTTTGGTACGGATATTTTGTAGATAACATTTCGTTTTGTATATCTTTGCAAAATGAGGAATATTGTGAAAATTGTAAGGAGTTTGCGAGGATCAAAGGGATTGATACAGAACAGTATGGATGCCCTAAATTTGATGAGTATTTCAAGCAAATTAAGGACAAATTAAAGGAACTCTGCGAACCGCCGAAGGGAGAAGGCTATCAGTTGTGGAATACTACGAGTGAAGGGAGCCCCATAAGCCCTGTGTTTGAAACATTGGACAAATTGTGTGAATGGTGCGAAGTTAATGCAACTACCTTTGGTAAATTCAAGGCAACAAAGGAAGAGTGGAAAGAAATGCTGCAAGATGGTTTAGTATATCACAAAGAAGGAAATGCCATTATGTTTTAGCGAAGGAGAATGGGATGATGGATTTTTGTGAAGAAATAATAGCGGAAGTACAAAACCAGTTTAAGATTGACTATTTGCGGGTTGAAGATTTCTTTGACGAAGATATGGGCATCCATAAAATTGCTGTCACTGATCCATTTAGAAATCGACGTAAAATTTATTGCTTGGATCAGAAGGTGATTAATGAATCATGGACGATACCGATAGAAGCTGCCACCCAGCTATCGTACCAGATAGAAAAAGACTTTAGACCTCCGAAAAATAGAAATTAGTAGTGGAGGCAGAAATAATGGATGCAAAGAGAAAGGTAATACCAAAAAGTATAAGAATGACGGTATATCAGAAATGCCATGGACATTGCGCTTACTGCGGATGCAACCTGGAATACAAGGATATGCAGGTTGACCATGTGGTACCACTGAATGGGTGGAGCGAACAGGGGACAGACACGGTTGACAATATGCTCCCGGCCTGCCGAAGCTGCAATCATTATAAGAGTAGATCTACACTGGAAGGTTTTCGGAAAATGGTTGCTGCTATGCCTGATACTTTAATGCGTGATAGCAATACATACAAAAACGCTGTTAGGTTTGGGCTGGTGATACCGAATAAAAAGCCGGTTGTATTTTACTTTGAGAAAGCTAATCAAACTGAAAGTGAGGGTAGTTATGACAGAGAATGAATTCCAAAAAACCAAAGAGCAGCTTGAAAGGATCAGCAAGAACATTGGGAGCATTGGTGAAACAGAAGATTGGACAGAGGTGGCCATCAAGGCATTAGAGAATCAGCAGGATATTACGAACGTACTGCATGACAAGAAGAAACTGTGCCAACATTTTGCAAATAAAGCGGCCAAGCAGGAGCGATATGCGAGGAATGTGCTGAAAGACGAACCGACCAGAGAAGATGTAAAAGATGACCTGAATAATGCGATCAAATTGCAGGACAGATATAATGCACTGATAGAATTTATTGATTTCCTTGAAGATACATATCTGTCTTAGCTGAAAAGCTGCGGAGGACTGTTATGGACAATGAGATTATTTCTTTCAGCCTGGCAAAAATTGAGCGAGGAAGAGAAAAACTGTGTAAATGCGATCCACCTCATTACGAGATTGATACAGTAAACAGGATCGTAAGCTGTCAGGATTGCGGAGCTACGGTAGATGCTTTTGATGCTCTGCTTGCACTGGCGAGGCGGTATGAGCTGCTGGAGGACGAACAGCGGAAAATGCTATCTAAAGCCAAGCTATACGGAGCAATTGCAGATGCCGAATTCAATCGGATGCGGAGGAATAAAACATTCCGGGACATGGACGAGAATCGCAGAAAAGGTTTATATCCTATATGTCCTAAATGCTCAGAAGTGATTGATCCGGTAGATATCCGGCACTGGACAGCACATCTGGAGTAAACTGAAATTTAGATAAGGAGAATGGCTTATGAAGTTGTCAAAACTGACTAAGCCAGAACTTGAAGAAATCTTCCGGAACGCCAATTTCACGGAAGAGGAAGAGAAAGTGTTTTGGGATTTGTCTAAAGGAATTTCTCAAAAAGAAATATCCTTTAGACATTCCGTATCAATAACTACAGTAGAAAGAAGAGTAAGAGGAATAAAAGAAAAAATCGTTAGGATAGGAGGTGAGAAATATGGAGCTAACTGAATCTGAAATCTTGCAATATGCTGTAAGCAATGGTATTATTGACACGGCACTTTTGCAGGAAAGAATAGAGATGCAAAAGAGAGAGGAATATCTAAAGAAGCACCCGTATGATATTTGGCAAGGAACAGATGGAAAATGGAGAACATATCTGCCTGATGAAATAAAAGGAAGGAGGCTTGTAAAAAGGAACAAACAGGAGGATGTGGAGAATACAGTAATATCATATTGGGAACAGCAGTCTGAAAATCCAACACTGAAAGAAATGTTCATTATGTACAATGATAGCAGGCTACAAAACGGTCAAATATGCGATGCATCGCATTTGAGGTACATGCAGGATTTTAACAGATACTACGAAACTATCGAAAATCGCAGAATAAGGTCTATAACAGCTGATGAATTGTGTGAGTTTATGGAAACCCGTGTATCAGAGTTAGACTTGGATAGTAAAAGTTTGTCAGGCTTTAAGACGGTAACAAAAGGACTGTTCAAACGAGCATACAGAAAGAAGTATGTTGATTTCCGGGTGCAGGAAGAAGTGTTGGATGTAATAGATTTGTCTGATAAGAAACTTCGTAAGGTACACAAGGAAGATTTTCAAGAAGTTTTTTCCGAGGAAGAATATGTACAATATATAGGGTTATTGGAAAATAAGCTGGATATATGGAACATGGCGTTGCTTTTGATACTGGTTACAGGCTTAAGAGGCGGAGAAGTAGTTTCACTTAAAAGAGAGCATATAAAATGTGTAAAGGGAAATTACTACATCGAAATACATTACACAGAGACCAGGTATAAAAAAGATGGTAAGTATGTATATGAGATTAAAGATGCTCCGAAAACAGAAGCGGGTATCAGAAATGTTATTGTACCAAAACAATATAATTGGTTATGTAGCCAGCTACTGATTAGAACTCCAGCAGGATCGTATATATTTGTAAATCCCCAAAGTGGAAAGCGATTCACAACAAATAGTCTGCGGAGAAGACAGGAAAGGAACTGTAAAAAGCTAAATACCTATCAGAAATCACCGCATAAGAGTAGAAAAACATACGGATCTATTTTGAGGGATAATAAAATCGATGATAATTTGGTTATTCAGCAGATGGGTCATGTGGATATTTCTACTACGGAAGAGTACTATCACAGAAACATGAAGAGCGTTGAGAGAAAAGCAGAGATACTAAATGAAATACCTATATTCG